AAGGATGCGTTGGATGGCGGCCAGCTGGTCCTTCAAGCACGCCATATCTGCCCGCATCTCGCCCATGGCCTCCTGCAGGCGGGCAGGCAAAGCCGCCAAATCTTCTTGCTTTATGCCCAAGAGGTTGAGCACGCTGCACCTCCTTCTCGATCAGGATTGCCCCCAGGCGCCCCACTTGCAAGGGCGTTCCGCCCCATAAAAATGGCCAACAGGATAGCCAACACAGCGTAAACCGTAACGGCCCCCAGCGCGATGCCAATGCCATGCTTGTAATGCTCCCAAAAGTTCATTAGCCCTCCTTCTTATCACCCACCAGGGCCCCCACCAGGGCCAGGACCAAAAGGAGGCCCACCCAGATCAGGACCCCGCCCACAACAAAGCCAGCGCCGAAGCGAAGGCCGTCACCGAAGTTCAGGTTCATCGTCCACCTCCCGCCTTCTGCTCCATGCCCATAGCCCGGATGCGGGCCAGGGCGGCCTCAATCTGCTTCTGGGCGATGTCCCGGGGGAGGCCGGGAGCCATCTGCTGCAGGGCCTCCATGGCCTCCCGGAGCTTGGCTTCCGCCCGGGCGGCTGGGTCGTACTGGGCCCCTACCTTACGCCACTTCTCTTCGGTGGCGAGCACGGCCTGCTCAGCCAGCTTGGGCACCCGCTCAGAAAGCCACTTCTCATAGTTGGAAAAGAGCATCCGCACCGCCGCCGCGAGGATGGGCCCCACCACGGGGATGGCGGAAACCGCCCGCACGATGAGCCCCGAGAGTAGGGCGATGAGCCCGGCCGCGAGGAGGGCCTGAACGAGCCAGACAAGCCAGACCTGGCCCTCAGGAAGAAGGTCATGCAGGTTCACACCATCACCCCCAAGCGCTTCACCCCACCCCTACCCTCGCAGTCGCAGGGGGTGGGGGCAATGGAGCCGTCCTGGCACGTGGCCAGCACCTGCGGGCAGATCCGATCGGAAGGGGGGGAGCCCTGGGAAGGCTGCCCGCCCTGAGCTTCCCCCCTTCCCCGCCGGGCCAGGGCGTACCCCGCGTACGCCCCGGCCGCCACCGCCACCGCCACGATCCAAGCGCCCTGCATCCGTCACCTCACCTCACCAGAGGGGCACCACGGGCAGAGGAGCGGGCCCGCCCACATAGGCCGGGTTGTGCCAGCCGCAGAGGCTGGGGGCCACCCGGCAGAGGGCGTCCTGCCCGAGATTGCCCAGGCCAAAGGGCGGCTGCCCGCCAAAGTCGTCCACCACCACGGGGGGGGTCTCGGTCTGGGCCGGGGGAGTTTCCGACTGCCCCTGCCCGGCGGCCTGCCCCTTGGCCAGCTGGTAGGCCAGGTAGCCGGCCACCCCGAACCCCAAAAGAGCTAATAAAAGCGTTCTACTTTCCATCTTCCTTCACCTCCCTGAGCCGCAGGCCCTGCCGGTAGGCCTGGGCTTCCATGGCATTCACAACCCGGGAAAGGTAGTAGGCCTGCCGGCGGCCGTTCTCCTCTATGCGGGAGAGGCGTTCCCGCATCTCGGCCATGTCCCTGAACACGAGCTTGAGGAACGCCACAAAGGCCACCGCCCCCAGGCCCATGTCCAGGACGTCCTTCCACTCCATCAGCAGAACACCCCCTGAGCCTCTAGATCGGAGATCCGGCGCTCCAGGTCCGCGATGGCCGCCCGGGCGGCATTGGCCTGGTCCTGCGACCGCACATACTGGACCCGGAGGGACTGGATCTGTTGGTATGCGTCAGCGATCTGGGCGTTGATCCGCTTGATGTCTTCCCACGTGTCGTCCCAGGCCCCTCCGGGCTTCAGCTCGTGGATGCGTAGCGATAGTCCAGAGCCGGTTTTGAGATGCGTGAGGCATACGCTGTTCGCCTGCTGGTTTGTGGTGGTGCCGGAAACCGTGTACCACTCGTTCCAGGAGCAGACCGGCTTCCCGTTGCAGTTGTATTTAAAGGTGGGATCCTGGGCGTAGACGCGGCAGATGTCTTCCGCCTGCCGCTCAATCTGCCGCATCTTGGCTTCCGCATCCGCAAGCAAATCGTGCTGCTGTTTGAGCTTCATGCGGTAGTCGCTTAAGAGTTGGCAGAGGCTGGCCCGGTTGTCACTCTGCTTCACCCCGGGGTGCTGAGGCAGATCGGCCGCCACCGGGTCCACCGCCTTCTCCTCTGCCTTTGGCCGGGACCGGGAGAGGTAGTAGACCCCCACTGCCCCCAGCCCCAGACCGGCCAGCCCCGCCACCACGGGCCACCTCACGCTTTCACCCCCTTGTCCTCGCGGGATCCCAGCCACACGGCGAGGCCTACCAGGCCCGCCCCCGCCCCAAGGAGGAGGAGGCCCTGGGAGGCCTGAAGGGCCTTGTAGTTGTAGTAAACCCTGGTGCGCTGGGTTTCCTGCTGCCAATAGGTTGCATCACGGACGGCCCCCACCTGGGCCTCCACGATCCTCCCCAGCTCGTGCCACTGCACAATGGCGGCGTCAACAAGATTTCTGATGGAGCGTTCCCGGGATTGGGCCACTTCCTCCACGGCCCGGGCCTGCCGGTCGGCCCCCAAAAACCCGAAGAGGCCGCCCAGCGCGTTGCCCAAAAGCCCCAGCAGAGCCTCCATCTCACTCCTTCAGCAGGACCACCACGAGGAGAAGCGCCAAGAGCCCCCCCAGTACCCAAACCCACGTAGGGGGTCCCGCCGGCTGAACCTGCACGCCCGTGGGCTGGGCCGCAGCCCGGGCCGCTTCCGCCTGGGCCTGGGCGAGCTGCAGCTGGTACTGCAGGCGCTCCTGCTCAGTCAAGATGTAGGGGTCAATGAAGCTAGAGAGTTGACCCAGCCCGCTCAGGATCTGGGCCCAGAGGGGGGTGTCCCCGGCGCTCCCGGGGACGCCCCCCGTGAGGGGCATGGTGTAGGAGTAGGAAAGGCCGAACCCAGAGGACCCCGAACCCCCGGAGTCCAAGAGGGTGTAGGGGGGCGTGTACCCCGAAAGGCTGGGGAAGTAGGACTCGGAGAGGCCGAACGGCATGGCTCACCCCCCTCAGAGGCCGCCCCGGTTCTCCAGCTCAGCCAGGCGCAAGAGGCGGCCCTTGTCCAGCACCTCCACCCGCCGGCCCATGGCGGCGATCTGGATGTAGTGGCCGGCCCGCTCGTTCCAGACCATGGGCACCTGGGTGGTATAAACCTCCAAAAGCAAGCGGGTGCCGGGTACCAGCTCCACCTGCTGCGGCCAGGCCAGCATGGTCTCCAGGTTGTTCTGGTCCACGCTGTGCATGGTGGAGAAGGACTGGTTGAAGACGGTGGCCACGCTGTCATCCACCCCGCCCGCGTCCCGGCCCACTCGGAGGCGGAACTGCCCATCGGCGTGGGTGTAGTAAACCTCAATGTCCTGGGTGCCGGTCACGCCGGCCGGCTCCACGAAGGTCACCTGCTGGTTGTTGTAGTCCACGGACTGGATGGTGCACCGCTGCCACACCCCGCCCACCTTGGCCCAGACGGCCACGTCTGGGTGGTAGGTGGAGGGCAGGGTAGGGGCCCCCTGCAAGGAGGGGATGAGGTAGGGCAGGGTGACGGTGCGGGCCTGGGCCGTGGCCAGATTCTGGCCCGCGAAGGCGGCCAGGCCCTTCAGGTAGATACGCAGGCGCCGCTCCCCCGCCAAGACACGGAAGTGAGCCGTGTCCGGGGTGCGCATCTGGGCCAGGGCGAAATACTCATTGGGGCGGTAGGCCAGGCCGGTGGCGTCAAAGTCCTCGTTGTCAATCCACAAGTGCTGCCACCCCGAGGCCTGGACCGCCGCCGGGGCAGGCCGCGCCGGCTGGGGCTGCGGCTGAGGCGCGGGGGAGGGGGCGGAAGGGGCGTCCTGGAACACCCCGAGGCCCCTCCGAACCGCGTTGCGAAGGCTGTCCAAGAGCGCCATGGTCCCTCCTACACGTTGGAGTTGTCCACGCCCACGGGCAGCTCAATGCGGGTACGGGAGTCGTTGAGGTTCACGGTAATGCCGGGGTCGGTCTCCACGTAGATCTCCAGGGTGTCCCCTTCCCGCAGCACGATGCCCTCTGGGGGGACAGGGGCCCGCAGGGGGGACGCCGTCTGCAAAATGTTTTGGTAGTATTTAGCGTCCCGCTGCTGGGCCTCGGAGAGGTCGTAGTAGCTGGCGTACTGCACCTTAATGAGGAACTCGGGGAAGTCAAAGCCCTTGGTGCGCCGGGCGAAGAAGACGTCCGTGGTATGGGGCAGCTGATTGCCGCCATAGTCGTACAGCTTGAGGACCACGGGGACGGGGTTGGGAAAGACCCACGTGGCCCCCGAGGGCACCACGAACTCGCCCACCTTCACCTTCTGCCTGCCGCCGTACGCCTGGAACTCGGGGCCGCTCCTCAGGATGGTGATGGGACGGGCCCCAGGCCGAAGCCGCTTGATCCGCTCAAAAGCCTCCTGCATCCTTTACCTCCTTAGTCAATGTCCAAAATCGCCATGACCAGGTTCGCGAAGGAACCGGCCGCCACGCCTAAGCCGACGTAGTCCACCATGGGGTCCTCGGTCAGCTTGTTGTTGATTAGGATGGAGCCGAGGATAACCCCGCCCAGGTTGAGCAACACCCTGTTGGTCCGGGCGTTCGGGACCTCCTTGCTAGTGTCGGGCTTTCCGTCCGGACCCACCGCGTAGTAGTGGATACGCCCATCCGGCCCCTTGGCCGCCCACCCGAAGAGGTCCCGCCTGGACGTATAGAGCGCCTTCCGCGCCAGATAAGCCCCTAGCACCCCCACGCTCACGCTCACCACGATGGGGTTTTGGACCACCTCCAGGGGGTTGCTGGTGGAGGCCAGCTTGCGCATATCCTGCGCCGCAATCGCCGCCGTATCCGCCATTCGCCCTCCTTCTGCCGCCCACGGTAGGCGGGGGGCGATGGGGGAATAAAGAGCGAAGCGCCCCGGAGATACGCCAGGGCGCTTGGGAGTTTTGGGCCGCTTCGCCCGGGCACTTCGCCCGGGCGAAGTGCCCCTTAGCCGTCCAGGGGCACGAAAACCCGCCGTTGGGGGTTTCTCGGGTCCCGGAGGACCAGGCCCGCCCGGTCCCGGTCTAGGTCCTTCACCCCGTACTCCGGGGGCAGGCCGTCGTCGGGGCGCTTGAGGAGCCTGACCCGCTCCCCAAGCTCGGGGAACATGTCCGCCAGGGCCTGGACTTCCCGGGGTTCCGTGAGGCGGAAGGCCACCAGGTGGGAGGCCTGACGGCGCACTCCGGGGTCTATGCCCCCGGTGGCGGCCTGGAGCATCTGGGTGACGAAGATGGCCGAATGCCCGTGCTCCCTTCCCCCGGTCAGGACCTCAAAGAGGCCCTTGGGCACCTGCCCCCGGGGAAAAAAGTGGTGGGCCTCGTCAAGCAGCAGAAGGGTGTCCTGGAGGCGCATGATGGCCTGGCCCAGGGCATCCAAAAAGGGGCGGGGGTCGTAGCCGGTGACGTGGAAGTGGACCCTGCGGTGGCGCCGCAGGGCGGGCCAGGGGTCCCCGTCCTCTCCCACGCGGAAACGGGCCTCTGCCAAATCACCGAACTCCGTCTTGCGGTTGACGATGACGAGCCGGCGGAAGCGGCCCTCCATGGCCCGCACGATCTGCCGGGCCAGGGTGGACTTCCCTGACCCGGACTTGCCCACGATGAGGATGCGGAAGGTCTGCCTACCGCCCATTTAGGCTTGGCCCCGGTAGGCCTGCCACAGCTCCCACCCGGCCCAGGCGGCCAGGGCGAAGGCCACCACCGCTTGGACGGTCTCGCACTTGGGGCAGCCCTTGCCCTCCCGGAGGTTTTTCAACCGTCCGAGGCCCAGGTAGAGGCCTCCCACCAGGACCGCAAGGGGAAAAGCGTTCTCCTTGGCGAACTCCATCACTCCTCCTTTCGGAACTCCCGCAGGCGCAACGCCAGTCTGGCCGCCTGCCCAATGCCGTCTCTACGCTTGGCCAGCTCCCGCAGGACCTCCACGCGGATCGTCCCCCGTTTCGTAAAGCCCTCCTCTCCGTACACCCGCCGCACGTAGGCCCGGAGGCGTCCGGGGCGCGTGATGGCGTTTTGGATCCACCGCTCTTTCACGCCGTCCACCTCCTCGCAAACTCAGCTATCGGAGAGGCTACGGCCTGAGCCCGGGCGATCCTCTCTGCCCTGCTGATGGGCCGCGTGGGGCCGAACTCCACCAGGATGGCCGGGCCGGGGACGTCGTCTATGTAGAGGCGTCCAAATCTTGAGGCCGAAGAGGGCCTAACCCATGCCCCCTCCCCCAAGGCGGCGGCCACGGTGCGGGCCAACTCCTCGGATCCCGGATGAGGGGAGTAGTAGACCCCGGGCCTCGAGGCCGTGGGAGTGTCATGGTGGACCGATATGAAGAGCCTCGCCCCCATCCTCCGGGCCATGGCAATACGCTCAGAAAGGGGGACATAGACGTCCGAGGTCCTGGTGAACCCCACCCGGTAGCCCAGGGCCACCAGGTACTCCTTCAGGGTGAGAGCCTGGGCCAGGTTCAAATCGGCCTCCCGGGTGCCGTCCGGGGCCACAGCCCCGGGATCCTGCCCGCCATGGCCGGGGTCCAGGACGATGTAGGCACTAGGCGCTTGGCGGCGCACCATCAGGATCACCCCCAGCAGTCCTAGAAGCCCGTACATCCATAACCGCACGCACACCTCCGTACGCCGATATAGCCAGCACCCCGCCGCCCAGGAGAATCCGGAGCCACGGAGGCAGATTCTCCACGCTCCCCATGCCCGGAAGGCGGTTCTTCCCGATGCCGTACTGGGCCAGGGCCTCCCCGACCTTCAGGACGTCCAGCACCTGGGCCGGGGGCATGAGGCCGCCGATGGCCCCATTCCAGGCCGCCAAAAACGCAGCCTTTTCCTCCTCCGACTGAACCCGGACCCCCAGCATGAGGAGGAACGCCACCCCGTTCGCGATCTCCTCCCCGGTGAAGGGGATCACGGGAGGCTCCGCCGGCGGAAGCTCGGAGAAGTCTTCCGGGGCCTCCTCGCCTACCTCGCCTAGGGGCTCCCAGCTACCAGATGACGGGGCCGCTTCCGATTCCTCCACCGGGGGCGGTGGGGGTGGGGTTTGCGCCTGGGGTTCCTCCACTACCGTTTGCACTCGCACCTCCCTTTCCGGCCAGGGCCACGCCCAGGAGGACCAAGGCCCCGGCCCCCAGGGCCGCGAGAAAGCCGAAGGGGCTCCCCTTAGGGGCACCCCTGGGGGGCTCCTCGGGCTCGGGTTCGGACCCGGCGGGCCCCTCCTCCTGCGAGGCCTCTTTAGTCCCGGCCACCATGGGCTGGGACTCCACGGCGGCCTCCAGAATGGGGTCTAAAGGCCCCTGGAGGGGAACGGCCGTCACCTCTCTGGCCTCCCCCTCCTCCTCCAGGACGGCCTTCTCGCCTATGACCTCCTCCGGGAGTTTGAGCCGGAGCATGGTCTACCTCCGCTTCTTCCTCTTGGTCTTCCTGGTCTTCCTGGTCTTCCGCTTAGGCATACGCCCTCCTTCTCCTTCCACCAACAAGGGCCAGGGCCACCACGCCCAGGGCGGCCAGCCCGAGGGCCCCCACGCCCACCCCCGCGCCCGCCACGGCGGCCGCCCGGGCCGGGGCCGGCACCAGCTCCACCGCCTCCTTCAGCTCGGCCACGATCCGCCAGACCAGATAGAGGACGGCGATGACCGCGGCGGCGCTGAGGGCCAGGGCGGGCAGGAAGGCCGGGTAGATGTCCCCCCCGCCCATGTAGCCCATGGGCTGGGGGCACTTGGTGGACCCGCATCCCGCCCCCCCGTAGGCGGGAGGCACGGCCCAGGGGTCAGAGGTTCCGGCGGAGGAAGACGTGGCCTCCACCTTCAACCGGATCACCAGGTCATTCCCCCGCTTCCCCCAGTCCAACACCCGGACCCCAGGGCCGTACTTGGCCTGCAGGGCCCGCTCCAAATCGGCCCGCGTGACCCGGGAAACGTCCCCCCCTTTGTGGGCCGCCACGATCTCGTAGGTCTTGCCCGGTTTCAACGGGGCGTTGGGGTCCACGGGCACCCGCTGATAGGCCATGCCCTCAGCCTGCCGTCCAGAGGCGGGCAAAAAAAGCCCGGCCCGCCAGGGCGAAGCGGCGGGCCGGAACGCCAGGGCGGTTCGCCCTGGCGAAGTGAACCCTAGCGCTTCACAAGCCTCCTCACTAGCTCCACCAGGGCCGCGAGGCGGCCCGCCACCCCCTCCCCCACACCGGGCAGGGCCATGAGGTCCTGGATGTCCCAGCCGTGGAGGTTGCGGATGTCCCCTTCCAGGGCCTCGGAGATGGACCGGGCAGCCACCGGGTTGCCCAGGAGGGCGTAGAGGAGGTTTTCTAAGGGCTGGGCCTCAATGGGTATAGGGTTTCTTTTGCGGGTGGCAAGGGCCAAGATGCGCCTACCGGGACGCCCCTTTTTGAGTTCCATCCCCCGCATCATAGCACGCCTCTAGGTGTCACGGAACGGGTTCCGGTGGGCACGAGTCTAAGGCGATTTGCACCCCCGGCATGCCCGGGCGGGGCAGGGTGAGGCGGCATGCCGTCCCAGTGCATACGTCTGCCGTTCTGGCGCGGTATTCGCCGCCTGGCCATGTCAGGATGACCTCTCCCGCCACCCCCTCGTACTGGAAGGCCACCTCGGCCCCAGAGCGGCCGATGGCCGTGATGTACCCCTGGCAGTCCCCAAGCCCCTCAAGGGGGGGCACCTCGAGGACCGCCGCTTGAGGGGGCACCTCGAGGGCCGCCCCCGAAAGGGCCGCCTCCCCTCCACCCACCTGAGGCCTGGGGGACCAGATGGACCAGAAATAGGCCACGATGCCCACAAGTAGGGCCAACCCAAAGGCTTTCTGGCTAGGTGTCATGATTCCTCCATCCTATCTCTCAAAAAAGCCTCCTCCTCGGAAGTGAGGAACTCCATCCCGAGCTTCGCCTCCACCTCCTTCAACCTCCGGTACACCTCCCGCCTGGCCTCGAGGGTGAGCCTCCCGGGCTTGCCGTCCTTCCGCTTCTCCCGGGTCCGGGGATCCCGGGTCCACGCCCAAAGCCACTCCCGGAACTCGTAGAGGGGGAGGAGGTGGGCGTGGCCGTTCTCCAGGGCCCGCGCCATGGCCTTGTCCCGCCGCACCACGGTGCAGGTCCAGCACCCGAAGCGGGTGTCCCGGCCCCCGTAGACCGCCTCCAGGCCCTCCGTGGGGTAGCCCAGGGAGGGGGCCACGAAGTTCAGGTAGTCCCACACGAAGCACTCCCGCCAGAAGGCGATGGGGGCCACGTAGAGGGCATTCAGGCGCTTGGCCTCCTGGAAGAGCACCCCCTGGCCGCACTCCCCGCCCCGGGAGCAAGAGAGAATGAGCCTCTGGTCCCGGGCGTCCGACTCCCCGAAGCGCACCCCCGTGAGGATGGCCTTCTTCCCGGGAAGGCTCTGGACCAGGCGGTCCATGGGGGCGATCTTCAACCTGCGGGTGCACCAGCGGAAGCGGTTGTGGGGCGGGGGGTAGCCCTTGCCGATGATTTGGACCCAGAAGCTCTCCTCGGGGCGGGGGCGGGCGGTGTGAACGTGGACCCCGGGGTGGAGCCTCTTCACCGCCTCCAGGAAGGCCAGGGCCTGGGCGTGGAGGGTGGGGATCTCCAGCCCCGTGTCGGCGTAGACCACGTGGATCTCCACGGGCTTCCCCTTGCGCTTCCACCACTCCAGGGTGAGGACGGTGGTGGCGGTGGAGTCCTTGCCCCCCGAGTAGGTAAGGACGAAGGTCTCGGCCCCCTGGGCGAGGGCGGCCTCGAGGGCGCGCTCGGCCAAGGCCACGGCCTCCTTGAGGTCCGGAGCGAAATCGGCATGCCAGGAAATCATGTCTTCAAGCAGGATTTGCATTATGGCCTCCCTTGACTGGCTCACAGAAGGCCACCAGGTATTTCCTGGGCCCGACCTTCGGTCTCGGTACCCTGCCCACCATCTCCATGGGCCCCTCCCATATCTCCAGCCCCATGTGCCGGGCCAGGGCCTGGATCTCCCGAGGGTCCTCCTTCCCTCCCGGCCGGCGGATGGCGAGGACCATCCGGCCAGACTCCGGCACGTAGCGCAGATAGACCTGCACGCCGTCTTTGGGGGAAGTCGGGATCACGAAGCGCACGAGCTTGCCCGGCGCGTTCAGCGCCTCCTCCACCCTGCCCTTCAGAATGTCCTCCACTGCCTCCAACCGCACCCGGTCAACCCGCATAGGGCACCCCCGCCTTGAAGCCCTGGAAGGGGGCCACCAGGTCCCAGTACCCTTCCCGCCGCAGAAGGGCCTGGGCGTAGGCCCCAGGGCTCCGGGCAAAGCCGTCCGCCCGGGCCTCAGCCGCGATGGTCACCACCCGAGCCAAGACCTTCATGGCTCCGTCCCCACCGCCGTACAACACCTGCTTTAAGGCCGCCCACGCCACTCTAAGCCAAAAGCGCAAGCTTTTTTGATCGCCCAAAGCGGAAGCGATAGCTGAGGCCACTTGCTGGGCCCAGCTCCGGCGGCCGTTCCGCCCCCCGGGGACGCTGGAAAGCCGGAGCAGTTCCCGGAAAGTCCGGCGAGTGTCGGGATCTAAAAGTAACGGGGTTTTTTCGCTTTCCCAGGTGGCTAACGGCTTGCCCACTACAACCCGGAGAGTTAAACCACTTCCTAACCGAAGGGTCTCCTTATATCCCGACATTGAGTCTGGGTCGCTCAACACCCGGGCCGTCCGGCCCTTCTCCCGGTCGTCCTCCAGGTCCCGCCACGGCAGCCGCAGGTACGGGGCCAGGACCTTGATGGCTCGGTAGACGGGGCGCACCCTGACCCGCCACACGGTGCCCCCCTTCACTGCCCCCTCCCGCTCCAGGGCCCGCCCTGAGGTCATCCAGGTCTCCCAGGCGATCCAGTGGCGGGCGAAGCGGCGGTACTTCTCATAGCGGGGGTCGTGGAGCCACCGCTCCACCGTGCGCTCGGAGACCTCCAGGGCCTGGGCCACCTCCCACTGGGGGAGGAAGATGTGGGCCTCCCGGGAGGGGTCCAGGCGGGCCCCCTCCCGGATGGCGTGGGCCACCAGGTAGCGCACCAGGGGGAAGAGGGGGCCCAGGAGGTCCCGGTAGCCGTAGGCCTCGAGGGTCTTCTCGGCCTTGCTGAGCAGGTCCTGCCACTCAAACCGCCGCACCTCCCGCCAGTCCGTGTTGGCCAGGGTGGGGCGCTGAGGGGGGGCGGCCTCGAGGCCGGCCCGGTCCGGGGTACCGGAGGAAGGGGGCTCCTCCTCGGGGGCCTCCTGAGGCGTTTTAGCCGGGGTCTTGTTCCAAGAAACGCCCCCCGCCTCCCGCTTCCGCTTCGCCTCCCAGAGGCGCAGGAGGCCCTGGGCCATGCCGGGGTTCTTTTGGGCGAGGTCTGCTATCTGCCGGCGGATGTCCTCCGGCATGTCCGGGGGAAGATTCAGCTGGCTCATGACGCCTCCTTGTGGGGGATCCCCAGCAGGGCTTCCAGGGCCTCCCGCTCCGTGCGGCCCGTGGCCGTCCAGAGCGTCCCAAAAAGCCTGTTGCGGCCGGAGGCCTCCCACCTAAGGGAGTCCTCCAGCCGCTCCACCCGCAAGTCGTCAAAGTGGCTCCTAGCGATCCGCC